CGCCCATTGCTGATAGTCGTTGAACGCCCCGCCCTGCGGCGGCTCGCGGTAGCGCGCCAGCATGCGCGAGCGGGTTAGCGGCTTGGGTTCCTGGTCGGCGCCGCCGACGGTGTCGCCGATTGTCAGCCCGCCCGAGTTGATGCCGGATATCGGCCGGGCGATCGACATCGGGGTTTGCGGGTCGCAATTCGTGAACGCGCCCGGCACCAGCGCGAGGATTGGCACCGTCACAAAGCCGTCGAGGCCAATATGCCCCTCGGCCGTCGTCTCGTATGGCGTGCCGTCTGACCGGGTGAGCGGGGTTTGCGCCGGCAATAGGCGATCGGGCACGCCCGAGAACAGCGCATTGCCGCGTGCTGGCGTGGCGTCGCTCGGGTTGATACCGACCAGCGCCGCCCACGCGTACATAAACTCGTCTTCGGCGGTGAACGGGACGCCCATGCGGGCAATCCAGTCGGCATAGCCGTAAACCAGATAGGCCAGCCCCGCCATGCACCAGGCGAGCACCCGCAGCACCGCGTTGCGCAACAGCCCCGACAGCCCCGGCACGCCCGAGGCGGTAATGTCCTGAATCGCGTGGTCGCGCAGCTGGGTAAGGCTCGGGCGGGCGAACGGCATTAGACGGCGACGAGCTCGGGTGGCGGCAAGGCGTCGTCGGGAAAGCGCACCGGCGAGCGCAGGGTCGCGAGCTCATCCCAGGCCCACCCCCACCGGAAACGCACCAGGGCGCCGTTGGGGCGGACAATGCCGATGGCAATGCCGAGCATGTTGCCGGCAAGCCACATGGTGTTGCACAACACCGTGCGGGCGAGCCCGTCGTCGATCAGCCATTGCAGCGCCGCGAGTGCCATTTGCCGCGCCTGGCCGAGCGTGGCGCGCGTTTTCTTCGCCCGCTCCAATTGCCACAGTCGCGAGCCGAGCGGCCGATCTTCGTACATATCGGCCCACCAGCCGCGACGCTCGGTCGTGCCGTCGGTCGGCACAAAGTCGGGCGAGGCGAGCGCATCGGTGAACAGCGACACCAGGCAGGCGGTTTCGAGATCCTGCCCGGTTTCGACATCGCCGAGGGCGAGCCCCCAATCGCCCATAGCCTCGGCGTTGTTCCACAGCACCCGGATATCGCCGGCCGGCACCGCGGCGGGCATGTCGCGCGGGATGCCGGGCAAGATCAGCCCGCTATCCTCGATCCACCCCGGCGGCCGGGTGTCGAGCTCGGTGCGGGTTCTCACGGCACGTTGCCCACAATCTCGCCGGTGCACTCTAGCCGCGGCGCCTCGACCCGCATCTTGTCCTCGGCGACCACCAGCGCCGTTTTGCAGCTGATCTTGACCGTCTCGCCAGCCGAAACCTCGACGATGCGCCCGTCGAGGATCTTTACGTAATCGCCCTTGTCGGTGTAGAGCGCCACCTCGCCCGATTTCAGCCCGCGCAGCCGCGATTTTTGGTTGTTGGTGCCGACCACGACCGCATTTGAGCGCTGCCCGGCGACAAAAAACGCGGTCGCATCGCTATTGACCGGGCAATGCGCGGCGAACCCGTAAAATTGCATCACCGCGACGTCGTCGAGGGTTTCCGGGGTGCCGTTCACCTCGACTTGCGCCCGGTGGATCGGCCCGCTGTCGTCGGTGGCGGTGATTTTGACCGGCGCTATCATCATTGCGGTGCGCCGGTGCAGGCGATCTAGTTGCCCTTGCTCGCTCATGTCGCGGTCACCGTCCGGTGGCGTTGAAACGCTCGACATGCTCGACGAGAACGGGCGTTTGCTGCAACGCGACCGGCTCGGGGCTGAAAGCCTCGACCGGCATCATTGTAACCTTCGCGTGCTGGCCGTTCTCGTCGCGCAAATACTGTACCGAGGCGATCAGCCACGACGCATCGGGCAATTTGATCGCCGGGAAGCGGATCGGGGCGAGGTGGTTTGGCGCCCACAGCTGGCGCCGGGCGTCGCGCCAGGCGTCCGCGGTGATCTGCACCGCTTGGCTTCGCCCATAGCGCCGGTTGCGCTCCCAAACCGCCCGGTCGTGCGCGAGGAACTGCCCCATATGCGATTGTTCGCTGATGATGTAGCGGCGGCGAAAGCGCTTAACCCCCTCGTCGCGCACAATCTGCCCCTGGCGGGTGGCGCCGGTGCCGGTGTCGTTGCCAAAGACCCCGGTCGACAGCAAGTGCCCTTCATATTCCGAATAGCGCTGGTCGGCCGAGAACGTTACCGCGGCGAGCTCGGCGTTTTCACCCTGTGCAAAGCCTGACGCCATCTTTTCACTGCCGGCTTGCGCCATCACCACGCTGCCGTCTGGCAGATCGTAGGCGACCAGCTTGGAAAACCGGGTGATCCGGTCGATTATCTCCCACGCGGTTTCGCCCAAATTGACATTGAATTGCGGAATGTCGGCGCCGGGCCCCGAAACCGAGGAAATCTCGACGCTGTACGGCTTGGCGACCTGTTGCGCGATCGACAGCGCCGTGCCGCCCTTGATCTGGAACGAGGGCGCATCGGGCGAGCCGACAAACGCCGCGCAGTCGACCAGGTCGGCCGACTTCGACCGCCCGGCAATGCGCACCGTGTGGTCGCCGGCGCTAATCTGCGAGGTGTATTGGTCAATGTAGCCGGTAATCACCAGGTCGCCGCCGATCTTGACCTGGCACGCATCGCCCGGCACCACCGCAATGTCGGCGGTGCGCGGATAGCGTTCGGTGACTTGCACGGCGAACGCCGCCGGTACGGTATCCATTGACCGGGTGACCGAGACGCGTTGCCAGCCCGCCCACGACCGCCCGCCGATCAGCAAGGCGAGCTCGTCCTCGGCGCCGACCGGTTGCCCGCGCGTAACAGGCGCGCCAAAGCCGACCATCAGTCGGCCGCCAGCTGCACCAGCAAGGGCGCGTCGCCGCGCACCCGCCCCTCGGCCATTGCGGCGTAATCCGCCGATAGCTCGATTCCGATGCAGTTGCGGCCGAGGCGGTCGGCGACCAACGCGGTGGTGCCTGACCCGAGGAACGGGTCGAGCACCGTGCCGGCGATCGGCGCCTCGGCGGTACAGCGGCACGTCGGTCGCCAGCCGATAGTAATGTTTTCGGTCACTGGAACGCCTGTCGCTCCAGCCTCGCGACCCATGGGATGAATGGTGCGGTGACTGCCGGGGCCAGTTTCCCAACCATCCGCCATCTTCTGTTTGCGGCCGGTATCGCGCTTTTCGACCACACGCGCCCACGGTGCGCCGCAGTGCGCACACACCCCGCGCTCGCTGGTGCCGGCGAGGATTGCGCGCCGCGGCACCTCGGGCGGGAATGTCGCGAAATGCGCCTCGGGATAGGGCGAGGGCCCGAGCAGCCACCAGTTGCGCATGTTGCGGGTCGGCGGCTGATAGGCTTGATGCCGGCCGGTGCGCCCGTCGTGGTAATCTTTGAATTCGCCGTTGCCTTGTCCGTGACTATGCGAGTTTTCGCTCGCGTCTTCCTTGACCGCCTCGGCGTCGTAAAAGTACCGGCTCGCCTTGGTCAGAAGGAACACCTTTTCGGTCGCCATCGTCGGCCGGTCGGTGACACTTTCCGGCATCGGCGCGCGCTTCGCCCAAGTGATTTCGGAGCGCAACCACCAGCCGTCGTCGCGCAACGCAAAGGCCAGCATCCAGGGTATGCCGATCAGGTCTTTTGGTTTGAGGCCGGGCAACGGCATGCGGTTCGGTTGCGTTGTCCGCCCCTGCCAGGCTACACGCATGTCACCGCCGGCAATGTTCGCCTTGCCGGCGCCGGTCGCGTAGCTGTCGCCGATATTGAGCCACAGCGTGCCGTCGCGGCGCAGCACCCGGCGCACCTCCCGGAATATCTCGACCAGGTGCGCCATGTAGAGCGCCGGCGCCGGCTCGAGCCCGAGCGACCCGCGCCACGCGCCGCAGTGGCGGCAGAACCCCGTTGTCACGCGAGCGTAGCGGCTCGCCTGATTAAACGCCACTTTTGCCGTATCACTGCCGTTGCCGTTGTTGTTGTCGACGGTGCGAATCTTGTCTTGCCATTCGTGCGCGCAGCCCGGCTCGCCGCCCCACACTTGCGGCGGGATCTTGTAATCGCGCAGCCCCCAATAGGGCGGCGAGGTCACCACGCAATGCACGCTGTTGGCGGGAAGCTCGGCCAGCCGGTCGAGCACATGCCCGCGCATAATCCGCGTGGTCATCGCGACAGCGCCGGGAACGCCACCGGTAACCACAGCGGGTGCCGCGGGGCGGCCGAGGCGACGAGCTCGGGCTCGCGCGTGGTGTCGCCATAGAGGGCCCACGCCTGCGACAGCGAGGGTTGCGGCACGTAGGTTTGCACCTCGACCAGCGCCGCCAGATAGGCGCCGCGTATCGCCAGGTCGAGGGCGACCGCGGTGCGCAGATCGCGCAACGCCTGATAGGTCGCGTCATTGCCCTGGTCGGCGTTGCGGATTGCCTCGGCG